GTATTGATATTTTACGAACTAAGATTAAAAACTTTGCATCTACTGTATCTCTTGAGGGTGGTAGAAAGTATCTAATTATTGATGAAGCAGATTATCTAAATCCTCAATCAACTCAACCAGCACTTCGTGGTTTTATGGAAGAGTTTCATCAGAATTGTGGATTTATACTAACTTGTAACTTCAAGAATAGATTGATACCACCATTACATTCAAGATGTAGTGTAGTAGATTTTATTATTCCAAACGAACAAAAACCAAAACTTGCAAGTAGATTCTTTGCAAGAGTTGGAGATATTCTAAATAGTGAGGGAGTAAAGTTTGAACCTAAGGCTGTTGCAGAACTTATGAACAAATTCTTTCCAGATTGGAGAAGAGTTTTAAACGAGTTACAAAGATATTCTACATCTGGTCAAATAGATGCTGGTGTTTTAGTAAATCTAACGGAGAATAATTTAAGTGAACTTTATAGAAATCTTAAAGACAAAAATATTACCGAAGTTCGTAAGTGGGTTGTCAACAATCTTGATAATGACCCAGTTCGTATTTATCGTAGGGTTTACGATTCCCTTTATGATTATTTGGACAGTTCTACTATTCCCCATGCTGTTGTTATACTTGGTGAATATCAATACAAGTCAGCCTTTGTTGCCGACCAAGAAATAAACCTACTTGCATTTTTTACAGAGTTGATGGGCCAGGTAAAGTTTAAATGATTGTTAATACTTTATGGGGCCCAGAGGATATTCCAGAAACTAGACGTTGTTGTGATTGTAATGAAGTAAAACCAAAGACAGAGTTTAGTTACAGAGGTTTTAGAAAAGATGGTTCAAAAGAATTTAGAAATGATTGTAAGAGGTGTAATCAAAAAAAAATAAAATTCTCAAATAGATATAGAAGAAGTATCCCTTTACCAGATGAAAATTATTGTTGTCCTATTTGTAAAAAAACAGAAAAGGAAATTAAAACACTTTTTGGTTCATATCAAACGCTTAGCAATAAAGGGGGAGATGGTAGAACTATTTGGTGTTGTGACCACGACCATAAGACTTTGAAATTTAGAGCATACATATGTAATTACTGTAATATAGTCATAGGTAGAGTTAAGGATAATCCAGAAACTTTGGAAAATGCGGCAAAATATTTGAGGAGTTTTCAATGAGTTATGAACTAAAAGAATACCTAAATGCAATCAACTATGAAAAGAAAAATCTGATGGACACAGATGATGAAATGTGGGAAAAGAAATATGCACCTTTCATTGTTAATAAATGTCTTGCACCATTTCCAGATACTATCATGCTTGTCAATGAGATGAATAAACTTCATCACTTAGATAAAAAGTTGCAGTTTGACTTTTTACTAAATAGTGTTAGAACAAGGAAAAGATATACTCCTTGGCTGAAGGCGAGTAAACTAAAAGACATAGAGTATGTTAAAGAGTATTATGGATATAATAATGAAAAAGCAAAGTCTGCTCTTAACTTACTTAGTGATGAACAAATAAAAACTATTAAAGATAGTTTGAATAAAGGTGGAAAAAATGGAAAGTGTTAATTGGACACAAGAGCAAATGCTTGAAGTTGAACTAAAAGAACCAGATGACTTCTTAAAGATTCGTGAAACTCTATCACGAATAGGTGTTGCTTCTAGAAAAGACAAAGTATTATATCAATCTTGTCATATCCTACATAAACAAGGTAAATATTTTATCGTGCATTTTAAAGAACTATTTGCACTTGATGGTAAACAAACTAATCTATCAGAGAATGATATTGCAAGACGAAATACAATATCAAAATTATTGAGTGATTGGGGTTTGGTAAAAGTAAAGGGTGAAACAGACCCAGCTGCACCACTAAGTCAAATAAAGATTATTTCATTCAAAGACAAAAATGATTGGACATTAGAAACTAAATACAATATAGGCAAAAAACGAGAGGTTTAGTTTTGGAAAAATTCAGTTCATTTCTTAACGAACAGAAAGATGTTCCTTATGAGTTACTTATCGTATCACATGATGGTATTGATGATGTAAATGAAACAGGCCCACTAATTCATAGAACTGCAAAAAAAATGGGAATCAAATCTTATTTAGCAGAAACTATGGGGTCGTATATGGAAGATACCAAAGATGGTAAAATATACTATTCATTTCCAGTAGATGACAAAGGTGAAGCACAATTATCAACAACTAAAACACCAGTTGATTATCAAAAAGGATTTGTGATAAATCCTAAAAAAACATTGGTAATGATGAGAGGTTTAAATCCAAGAGCAAGTTGTGAGTCATGGAAAGTTCAGGCTGGAACATTAGAACATGAGGGATATAAATTAATAAACTCTGTAAGGTGTAATGAGATATGTAATGATAAGTGGCATAATCACATAATTTTTATGAGAGAAAATATACAAGCACCTAAAACATTTTTAGTTAGACACGCTGAGGGTTCTCTTGATGCGGCCAAAAAATTAAATAATAAGTATCCAATGATATTAAAAACAGCAGTAGGTTCTATTGGTGTTGGTGTGATGTATGTTGAAAGTCCAAAAGCATTAGAGGGTATAGTTCAGTTACTTTATAGAGAAGATAAGTATATAGATATTTTATTACAAGAGTATATAAAAACAGATTATGATGTTCGTGTGATTGTTGTTGCTGGTCAAGTCATGGGTGCTATGAAAAGACCAATAGTATCTGGTGATTTTAGAAGTAATGTATCTCAAGGTTCAAAACCAGAGATGCATGAGTTAACAGATTTAGAAATATCTGAATCATTAAGAGCCGCAAAGGCTGTTGATGGTGATTGGGTTGGTGTAGATTTTATCCCATCAAAAAATAGAGAAACAGATAAACCTTTTTTTATTGAAGTTAATTCAAATCCAGGCCTAACTGGAATTGAAGAAACATTTTCTAAAAAATTTAGTATGACAGAGAAAATACTAAAAATGTTTTATGATAGAGATAATTGGAATGAGAGATAATTATAGGCCTCTACCTAGTAACCTCACAATTAAATTATCAGACATAGAGGGTTTTGGGATATTTGCCACAGAAAACATAGACAAAAAAACAGATTTAGGTTTATCACATATAACTTTAGATAAAGAAATTTATAGAACACCACTAGGTGGATTTTATAATCATAGTGATAATCCTAATTGTCGAAAAGTAGAAATAGATGGAAAATTCTATTTACATACAATTCGAGATATTAAAAATGGGGAAGAAATAACAGTAAAATATACTTTATATAAAGTATGAATAGGAGATTAAAATGGCTTGTATAGGACACCAAATGTTAGACGCTTTGAAATCAAAGTATGAATCAGATTATAAAGTTGCAGAAGTAACTTTAAAAGTATACGCTAATAAACCAGTTGCGATTGGAGAACATCCTCAACACATAGAAGAGATGGACAAACTAATTGCAGCTATGGCTGATGCACAAGATAAACTTGAAATTATAAAAAAGGTTTCTCCAGACAAGGAATTTCTTGCAGAATAGTATTGACATTTTTGACTACTTGTGATATATTTACATAATGAACTTTTATACCAATGTTACTCAATGGGGTAACTATCTATTATTAAGAGAAGTAGTGAACGGAGAAAGACTTGTTCGTAAGGTCAAGTATTCTCCAACACTCTATGCTCCAGTTGCAAAACAAACTGAGTATAAAACTCTTAATGGTAAATATGTAACACCTATCAAACATAACACTATCAAAGAAGCAAAAGAGTGGTTAGACTCTTATAAGAATCAACCACACTTAGTTTATGGTAGTAATATGTTTGCATATAATTATATCGCAGAACAATATCCTAATGACGTAAACTGGGATACTAAAGATATACTTATTGTAACAATTGATATTGAAGTTCAATGTGAAAATGGTTTTCCTAATCCAAGAGATGCAATAGAGCCACTTTTATCTATCACAGTAAAAAATCATCAGAGTAAAAAGTTTGTTGTCTGGGGTATAGGTAAGTTTGAAAATAATCGTGATGATGTAACCTATATTGAATGTGAAGATGAAATACACCTTATCAAAGAGTTTCTAACATTTTGGGAAAGACATCAGCCTGATGTAATTACTGGTTGGAATACAGAGTTTTTTGATATACCTTATTTGTGTAATCGTATTAAGATTCTATGTGGAGATGAAGAACTTAAAAGATTATCGCCTTGGAGAAATGTATTTGATAAAGAAGTTTACACTATGGGTAGGCGACATCAACTTTATGATATACATGGTATTGCACATTTAGATTATTTAGAATTGTATCATAAATTTACTTATACAAGACAAGAGTCATATCGTCTTGACCATATCGCATATGTAGAACTTGGACAGAAAAAGTCTGGTAATCCTTTTGAAACATTTAGAGATTGGTATACAAAAGACTTTCAATCTTTCATAGAATATAATATTCAAGATGTGGAACTCGTAGATAGACTTGAAGATAAAATGAGATTGATTGAACTCTGTCTGACTATGGCCTATGATGCAAAAGTTAATTTTACAGATGTTCTTGGTTCTACAAAATACTGGG